ATTGGCGACTATCCGTTGTACATCTATGATCACATCGGCAACTCAAACATCGACAATGTAATGTCTCGTCTTGAGTACATGGCTGTTGCACTTGGTTGCAAGGTTCTTGTTGTTGATCACATCACCTTGCTTGGCAACATGCTTCTCAGTCAGCAAGACAATTATGGCAACTCTGAAAGATTGATCCTCGATGATGTCATGAAGCAACTAAGAGCATTGGTCGAGCGTACTGGTGTTATTGTTCATGTCGTATCACACATCAAGAAGACTGACAAGAACGTAGATGAAGGTGATAGGATCTCACTCAGCGATCTTCGTGGTTCTGGTTCGCTTGCTCAGATTGCAGACTATGTGTTTGCACTTGAAAGAAACAGGCAGCATCCAGATCCAAACATCTCAAACACAACTTGCATTCGTGTTCTTAAGAATCGCAAGACTGGTGCCTGTGGCATTGGTTGTGCCCTGTACTACAACAAGGACACAAGTAGATTGCAAGAGGTGGAGTTTACCGTAACCCCAGACGGAGAAATTCTATACAATTATGGAAGTATTGGCATTTGACATTGAAGGTAATGGTCTGAATGAAGTAACAATTAATAGAAAAGGGGGATGCATTCCAGAGGCTACTCGCATCTGGTGTGCTGCAACTTGCAATGTGGAAACAGGAAAGACCAAAGCATACACTGAAGACCAGATGGAAGAGTTTGCTCAGGCATTGGAAAGAGCAGACCTGATCATTGGTCACAATGTGTTTGGCTATGATCTTCCCATCCTAGAAAGACTGGTAAGAAAGATCAAGAGACCCAAGGTATATGATACCTTGGTTGTGTCAAGAATGATATGGCCTGACAAACCCATGCTACCCGGTCAATCTCATTCCCTCAAGTCTTGGGGTCTCCTTCTCGGGGAACACAAGACCGATTATGGTGGTGGGTTTGATGCGTTCTCCCAAGAGATGCTGGACTACTGTGTGCAAGACACCGTGGTCACTGCCAAAATCTATCAGTATCAAGAGAAGTTCAGAACCGATAATGAGAAAGCCATCGCCATGGAAATGAAGGTGGCTGATATCATTTCCCAACAAGTGGAGAATGGCTTTGGGTTTGATCTTGCCATAGCAGGAGAAACTGAAAGACAACTACTCATGGACAAGGTGTCCATTGAGGATCAAATGCGTACCATATTCCCAGACAAAGTGGAAGAGAGATGGTCAGAGAAGACTGGCAAAAGGCTCAAGGACAAGATCACGGTATTCAATCCGGGTTCTCGTCAACAGATTGCAGAACGCCTCAATGAAAAGTATGGCTGGGTTGCACCAGAAACGGAGAAGGGAAACCCACAGGTTGACCGATCCGTGCTTGCAAAGTTGGAGTATGAGGAAGCCAAGGTTCTAGTCAAGTACTTCGATGAGACCAAGTTGCTGTCTCAGATCTCGGACTGGATCCTTAGGGCACGATGTACAAGGGATGGAAGGATCCATGGCAGTCTCAACACTCTTGGGACTGTCACTGGTCGCATGACTTCCAGCAATCCCAACATGCAACAGGTAAGCAGCGACAAGAGAGCAAGGTCTCTATTCGTCCCTAGCAAGGGATGGGTTCTTGTCGGTGCAGATCTTTCAGGTTTGGAACTGAGAATGCTTGCCCATTATCTTTATCCATATGATGATGGTGCCTATGCAAAGCAGATCCTAGAGGGCGACATCCATGTTCACAATCAGAACGCAATGGGTCTCGACTCTAGGAACAAAGCAAAAAGTGCCATCTATTGTTTCTTGTATGGCGGTGGTGATGCCAAGTTCGGCAGTGTGGTGGGCATCTCAACCAAGAAGGCAAGAGAGACAAAGAATGAACTACTAAAGAACATTCCGGGTCTCGCAAGGGTGATCAAGGATTGTGAGTTCGCTACCCATGCAAAAGGATGCGTAAGACCATTCAACTGGCGGGACATTCCCGTTCGGTCTGCCCATGCCGCACTCAATACCTTGCTTCAATCATCGGGTGCCCATATCGCCAAGATCTGGACATGCTTCGCAGACGCAAGCCTCAACAAGATGTTCAAGAACCAATGGCGTTGGGTAGCCAATGTGCATGACGAGATTCAGATTGAATGCTCGCCCGACATTGCACACGATCTTGGTAGGGAAGTATGTGCCTGTGCTACAAAGGCAGGCGAGTTCATCGGATGCAAGATCCGCATTGATGCAGAGTATCGCATCGGCAGGAACTGGTCTGAAACACATTGACTATACTTATCAACAAGTATAGTGCATTTAATCCATAGGAGAACTTATGAAATTCATTCAACTGTGTGGTGCAGGAAGAGCAGGCAAATCAACCGTTGCTAGCATCATTCATGATGTAGCCATGGAGAATGGATATATTCCTGTCATTATTCCTTTTGCCAAAGCACTGAAGAAAGAGGCAAAGGAAAAAGGAATCACCAAAGATGAAAACCCTGAAGAGTATCGTCGTTATTGTCAGAAACTTGGTGCCCAAAGGCGAAAGGAAGATCCTGATTACTGGGTAAACAAGGTCAAGGAAGAAGTCAATATGCTTATTGAAGTTGAGACTTTCCTCAAGTCAAGGAATGAAGACAGGTTTGAACACCTCATTATTCAAGACGATGTTCGTTACATGAATGAGATTGCATTCGGTCGTGAGGTGGATGCATATCAAATCTTCATTACTACAGGCAAGAGAACTCTTCCTGAAATGTTTGAGGAGTGGAGACTTCATGAGTCTGAAACCCTTGCTGTCAACGTCGAAGCAGGTAACTCAGACTACACGGATCTATTCCATGAGTACCTTGTCAACCGACAGCCTATTCCTGAACTTGTTGAATATGTCAGATCAAACTTCTTCAAGTGGTTGACTGAAGACAGTCCAGCCAATGATCCAACAAACATCAAGTACAGAAAAGGTGAGATGGGCAATGATGCATTCCTCAAATTACTTATGCTCAAGGATGAAATTGATCAGATTGACGACATCCTTAACTTGATAGAAGATGAAATGGAAGACAATGAATAAACCAACTACTGCAATTATTGATGGCGACATCATTGCCTATCGTTCTGCATTCTGGGCAGATGGTGAAGGCGTTGACGAGTTGCCGGGTCGCATTGCAACAGACATCAAGGCATGGACTCCAGATGGTGTGGATAGAATCATCATTGCCATGTCCTGCCCAAGAGAAGTAAACTTCCGTCGTGAGTTGTGGCCGTTGTACAAGCAGCATCGCGAAGGAGCCAAGTCTCCAGACTGCATGGAGTATGCAATCGAGTTGCTATGGGAACATCATCCAGTAGAGATGAAATCAACATCCACCACCTGTGTCAACAGACTGGAGGCTGACGATCTTATTGGCATCATGGTCTCATCTGGCAAGGCAATTGGCGTGACTGTTGACAAGGATCTCCGTCAGGTTCCGGGTTGGCATTGGAATCCAGACAAGGAAAATGAGCCTGTGTTTGTGTCTGAGGATGATGGTAACAGATTCTTTTACAAGCAATGGATCACTGGGGATTCCACCGACAATGTGTGGGGTCTATGGAAGATTGGTCCTGCCAAGGCTGATAAGATCTTAGACAACACCCCCCCAGAAGATTGGGAAAGTGTCATCATGGATCTTTACCTTAATGAAGACTGGGACCGTCGCCCTGAGAACAAGCGTCCTGATATGTCCAAGGAGGAGTTTGCAATATCTCAGGCCGTCTGTGTTCACATTTTACAGCAAGGGGAATACGACAAAGCAGAGCAAGCCATTACCCTTTGGAGTCCAAAAACCAAGCATATAGCAGAAGGAGAAATCGCAGAATGAATATAACCGTTACAGATAAGGAATTTGTGCCCACTAGGGGAACCTCAAGTGCTGCTGGATTGGATCTATATGTCCTTCAAAACACCTTTATCCTAGCAGGAACCACATCTATGGTGGATACTGGGGTAAGTGTAGAGATTCCAGAGAATCACTTTGGTCTCTTGTGCTTAAGGTCCAGCATGGGCAAGAAGAACCTTACTTTGGCAAATACAATTGGCATCATTGACAGTGATTATAGAGGTAATATTATTATCAATGTCAAGAACAATGACAAAAGGTATAGTGTCACCTTGAATCGTGGGGATAGGGTAGCACAATTAATAATTGTTCCGTATATCTCACCTGAAATCAAGGTTGTAGAAGAGTTGAGCGAGACTGTACGGGGAGATGGTGGTTTTGGGTCAACCGGAGAGTAACATAAATGTCCAAATTATTTGAAGATTTTGTAGCAATTTCAAGATATTGCAGGTGGATTCCTGAAGAAAGTAGAAGAGAAACTTGGGATGAAGCGGTTGACCGATACATCAACTATCTCATTGAGCGGTTTTCAATCTCAACCAATGATCGTCTTGAAGATATGGAAGCATGTCGAAAGGCAATGAAGAAAAGAGAGATCTTTGGTTCCATGCGTGCCCTCATGACTGCTGGTCCAGCACTCGATGTTGATGATGTTGCAGCATACAATTGCTCCTACATCGCCATTGAAAGACCATCAGACTTTAGAAACATTATGTATATTTTAATGTGTGGTACTGGTGTTGGGTTCTCCTGTGAGTCTCAGTTTGTCAACAAGTTGCCAGAGGTTCCTTCTGAAATCAGAAAGGCTGAAGACAATATTGTTGTTGAAGATTCACGGGCTGGCTGGGCTGACGCCTTCCATAAACTAATCCACAACCTGTATTCAGGACATCATCCATTCATTGATCTCAGCAAGATTCGTCCTGCTGGTGCCCGCCTTAAGACATTTGGTGGCAGAGCCAGTGGTCCAGAACCGTTTGAAAGGTTGATTAGATTCACAACAAACATGTTCTACAAAGCCAAGGGCAGGAAACTCAAGCCAATCGAGGTTCATGATCTCGTCTGTCAGATTGCAGAGATTGTGATCTGCGGTGGTGTCCGTAGATCCGCCCTGATCTCTCTGTCCGACTTGGGCGACCGAGAGATAGCCATGTGCAAGTCTGGTGCGTGGTGGGATTCAGCAGGCCATCGTAGCCTCGCCAACAACAGTGCAGTCTACGAGTCCAAGCCCTCGTTTAGTGAGTATCTCCAAGAGTGGAGTTCATTATATGATTCTCATTCTGGTGAGCGGGGCATTTGCAATCGCAAGGCAATGGAAACAATTGCTCGCAAGGCTGGTCGCAGAGTGGAAGGTCACAAGTTTGGGACCAATCCATGTTCAGAGATCATCCTTAGATCCAAGCAGTTCTGCAACTTGTCAACTGTTGTGGCAAGGAGTTATGATAATAAAGAAACAATCAAGGAAAAGATTCGGTTGGCTACCATTCTAGGTACGCTCCAGAGTGGTCTTACTGATTTCAAGTTCTTTGAAGAGCGTGGTGACTACACGTTCAGAGACAATTGCATGGAAGAAAGACTACTTGGTGTATCCATCACCGGCATCATGGATGCCAAGGAACTATGGTTCCGTGGTGGTGATGGTGAGAAAGGCATCTTGTCTGAACTTAGGCAATACACTCATGATGTAAACAAGGATTGGGCTGAGTATCTTTGCATCAATCCAAGTGCCAGCATTACCTGTGTCAAGCCAGAAGGAACGACATCGTGTGTGGCTGGTTCGGCTTCCGGTATGCATCCAAGATATTCTGAGTATTACATCAGAAGAGTAAGACTTGATATCAAGGATCCAATTGGCAAGTTGATGAAGGATCATGGCGTTCCGTGTGAGCCATGTGTCATGCGTCCAGAGAATACTTTGGTATTTTCATTTCCAATTGCATCTCCCGAGTCTTCAATCACACAGGATAATTTAAAAGCAATGAATCATCTTGAGTGGTGGAAGTTCTTCCAAGAACATTATTGTGATCACAAGCCAAGCATCACTGTGTCATATACAGATGACGACTTCTTAGAAGTTGGTCAATGGGTATGGAAGAATTGGGAATTGGTTTCTGGCATTTCATTCCTTCCCAGTCAGGATCATGTCTATAGACAAGCCCCATTCGAGGCAATTGATTTAGACACTTACAACAAGATGCTAAGTGAGATGCCTGTAGAAATTGATTGGGAATTGTTGTCACAATATGAATTAGAAGATGAGACAAAACACAATCACACTTTGTCATGCAGTGCATCTGGATGCGAAGTAACATAAGGAGAAAGAACATGAGTCTTTACTTTGTAAAAAGCGAATACGATCTCGACCTTGCCGTTGATGAATGTGTAAAACTCATGTCTATCAAACATTCCAGAGTCAAGGTCGGGTTCAACAACATGGGCATGGTTAAGATATTCATGCACAATTTGGGAAAGAAAGTCGATGAAAAAGATATTGACCCAAATGAAATGGACTTTCATGTTGATGTTCTTGTTGGTGAACCAAATTCAGAAGACAATGATGAGGAAGTTGAGTATGAATAGAGGCATTACAGATGCGGTCAGCAGTGCAATTAGAATGGCTGCAATCAAGTATAGAATCGAAAGAGGATTGATTGATCGCAATTCAGATTTATATTTTTTATATAACATGTATACGGAAGTAAGCAATGGAGCCAACACAGAACCTGTTCATCAGTCAGGAACTGATGGACGCACTAAGGAAAGCAATCGGGACAATAACGCCGAACGACCTAAGAAAAGGGGAGTTCGAAAGAGGCGTACTGTTCGGACAAGAGCAAGTGTTAAAGAAGATTCAACATTGGAAGGAGGTGTTTGATGGGCGGTAAAGGTGGTGGCGGCGGAATAAGCGCACAACAACAGATGCAAATGCAAAGACAACTTCAACAAGAAGCATTTGAAATGCAACAGCAAGCAACTCTTGAGCAAGAAGAAAGGGCTGCGGCTCGTCGAGAAGCAGAACGTGTTGCTGAGTTAGACAGAAGACGAGAAGCAGAACTTGAAAGAGCAAGATTAGAAGCAGCAGAAGAGAAGAGAGAAGACATGATTATGGCTGAGTCTGAGGGAATGACAGCATCAGACATGGAAAAATATGGCAACATTAATTTGGATTCTCCACAAATTGAACAGCCAGATTACGCACCAAGAACAGAACTGGAGTAACAAATGAGTAAGGTTCCTGAAAGAAATATCAAAGAAAGATGGGAAGCACTGGACAGGAAAAGAGAACTGTATCTGGAGAGGGCAAGAGCCTGCTCTGCCATTACAATTCCAACACTGCTTCCACCAAAGAATCATTCTGAACAGGAACCAATGTTTCAGCAATACTCAAGCATTGCTTCAAGAGGTGTCACAAGTCTTGCGTCTAAGATTTTAAGTGTTCTTATCCCACTTAACGACACTCCATTCTTCAAACTTGGTTTTAAAAATGGTAGAGATGCAGAGTTGAGTATAAGAGAATACCTTGAGGTATTGTCGCAACAGATATACAACAAACTACTGACCAAGAACATGAGAGATGCAATCTATCTTGCACTACAGCATCTCATTGTAACTGGAAACTCATTGATCATCATGGATAATGACTATTCATTCCGAGTCATTCCCCTTGATCAGTTTGTTGTTAGAAGAACTGTGCAAGGTGATATCAAAGAACTTATCTACGTTGAATATCTAAGCAAACCAAATGATGAAAAGGTTGATGAGTCTAGATACTTCCAACATGGAGAAAATGATCAGACTGGATTTGATTCAGTTTACATTCGGATCATCAAGGATGATGAAGGTAAATGGTTTATGGAAAAGGAACTCAATGAGGAGATCATTGAATCAGGTTACTTTGAAGTAAGCCCCTTCATCATCCTTAGATGGACCGGAGTAGCCAATGAAGATTATGGCAGATCACATGTTGAGGATATCTATGGTGATATTGTAACTCTTGAGTCTTATTCAAGGTCAATGATTCAGGGCATGGCGGCTGCTTCCACATTCTTCATGGGTGTGGATCCTGCTGGTCTTACAGAACTCAACGACTTGTCAAGAGCAAGCAATGGTGATTGGGTGCCAGCAAGAAAAGATGATG